TCTGTTCACGATGTGTTCTTTTACGTTTATCAGACCGATTTTCGTGGACGGGTTTACGCTACAGCTTCTGGACTTAACCCACAGGGTACTGACCAAAGCAAGGGACTCATTGAGTTCGCTGAGGGCAAGCCTCTGGGTGCAGACGGCTTTCACTGGTTCATGGTCAACGGAGCTAACAAGCTCGGCTATGACAAAGCATCATACGATGATCGAGTTCAGTACATGTATGACAACGCAGCTAAGTGGTTTGCCGCTGGCTCAGACCCCATCGCTAACCGTGGTGTGTGGACATCTGCAGATAAACCATTCCAATTCCTAGCATGGTGCTTTGAGTTCTGTGATGCAATGGACATGGATGACCACCGCGACTTCGTATCCCACCTCCCAGTGGGCCTCGACGGTAGCTGTAACGGTCTCCAGCACTTCTCTGCTATGCTCCGTGACAGCGTAGGTGGATCAGCCGTGAACCTCGTTCCGTCAGACCTACCAGCCGACATCTACCAGCGCGTTGCTGATGTGTGTTACGCTAAGCTCAAGGCTTCCGACGATCCAGCAGCTCAGAACTGGCTGTGGTTGCTCGGTGACTCTATGCCACGCAGCCTGACGAAGGCTCCTGTGATGACCCTACCTTACGGTAGTACACAACAGGCTTGCACAGGAAGCATCTTTAAGTGGCTCAAAGAGAGCTCCAAGAAGGAGTTCCCTGAGAACACAGCATTCAAGCACAGCATCTTCCTTACTCCTATCCTTTGGGAGAGCATCGGTGAAGTAGTTATCGCTGCTCGTGCTGCTATGAAGTGGATTCAAGACTGCTCATCTGTTCTGTCTAAAGAGAACCACGCTCTAGTGTACACTAGCCCAATCGGTTTCCCTGTTATCCAGCGCAAGATGAAGTACTCCTCAACCAAGATCGAAACACAGATCGGCGGTAAGCTGCAGGTACGCTTGGCAACCAACACAGACCAGATCGACGCAGCCAAGGCTCGTCAGGGTTCATCCCCTAACCTCGTACACCACGCTGATGCAACTCACATGATGATGACCATCAACGCCTGTGAAGCAGAGGGTCTCTCTGACTTCGCTATGATCCACGATGACTTCGGAACTCATGCTTGTGATGCAGGTAAGATGCAGCGCATTATCTCTGAGACATTCGTTGATCTACACGCCAACCACAACATCCTCGCTGACTTCAAGCGGGTACACGAAGAACGCCACGACATCATCCTACCGGACCTTCCTGATACAGGTAGCCTCGACATACAAGACGTTTTGAAATCACCTTATTTCTTTGGGTGATTCACTTAACCATCCGCTATGAAGATAACTACTCATAGTAAGGAGGATAACCAATGTATGAAGAACTATCAGAACTGGATAGACTCCAACTAGCAATAGATTTCCATCTAAGTGGATCATCTATTCCTATGGAGTTATCAATATTATTAGGTGCTAGTCTTACGGATGCTGTAACCAATCCAACAGTTAGTAAGGAACCTATGCATGAAAACCTATGGATCAACACTGATATCAGAATCAGCTAGAGAACAACTACGTATATTACTTAACCCCAAGCCCCTCAAGAAAGGGGACGGGGAGTATGAGATCGGTTATGAAACTGCTAAACGTGACGTCATGGAATCAATCTCTGCATTCGCTGGAGGTAATCTATGATCCGTAAAGCAACTCAGTTAGACCTCTGGCATATCTATGACCTCACGGTTGAGTTCAATGAAGCGTACTACCATAAGCCTCTTAACATACCGAAGACACTTCACATGATAGAAGATATCATAGATGATGGTGTCTGCCTTGTGTCAAAGACTGGCTTCATCGGTGGTCTAATCATCTCTGATCCATTCCGGGATGCAGATGCGCTAGTAGAGCTCGGCTGGTATGATACAGGCAACAGCGGTGTTAAGCTGCTAGATGCCTTCATCAAAGAAGGCTGGAGCCTTAATGTAGATGAGATCAGGATGTGTACTATGAGTACCAGTCCTGCTATTGCAGACAAGATCATCCAACGACGCGGTTTCAGTTTAGCTGAGACCCAGTATCGTTTAATCAAATAACAGGAGGCAGACATGCCAGCATTCACAACAATCTTTGCAGGTATCTCTGCACTCGCCGGAGTACAGGGCGTCTCAGACGCTAAGTCCGCACAGAAACAACAGGCTGCTGCTAACAAGAAGCAAGCCGCTGATGCGAAGACCCTCCAGCTTGAGGCTGGTAAGTTAGAGTCCCAAGACCAAGGCTTAGGCGCTGCAGACATCACTCTCGGAACAAGCAAATCAGATGACGATCTTCTGAAGAAGAACGCACTCTCTAAGAAGAGCGGCGCAGGTAATTCGGTAGGCGGCTTGAGCGGCTCAGCCACTAATATCGGAGGCTTGTAATGCAAGCACACCAGATTGATGGTATCTGGGCAGACATGAACACAGAGAAGGGCGATCTAATTGATCGCTCTGAATCCTTCTCTCGTTGGACAGTGGCTGCTATCATGCCTGTTGATGGTAACGAGAAGGTAGAGCAGATTCATGGTAACGTCCATGTAGGTGCCTCCCTAGTTAACCACTTAGCAAACAAAATCGTAGACGTTCTGTTCCCAGTGAGCCGTCCGTTCTTTACAGTCGCCATGACTCCAGAAGCTCAACTAAAGATCGAGCAGGAGATCGGCGAAGACAACGCAAGTGTAATGCAGGAGCAAGTACGAGACGCTACGTCTAAGCTAGAGAAGGTCGCAATGCGGAACCTCAAGCTCACAGCGTACCGCCCTACTGCTATCCTTGCATGTAAGCACCTCATCGTAACAGGTAATGCCCTGCTGCGCCGTATGCCAACAGGTGAGCGCGTCTTGTATCCAGTGAACCGCTTCGGTGTCCGTCGTGACATCTTAGGTAAAGAGATCGAAGTCATCTTGTCTGACAAGAAGATGTTCTCTACGTTCTCTGAAGAGATGCAGAAGATGATCCTTGCTGTACACGGTGCAACAAAGCCAGAAGACATCGTTGAGCTCCTCACGCACTATAAGCGTGAAGGTAAGCGCTGGGCTATCCGTCAGGAAGCTGAGGGCGTAGGCATCGGTGAGGTTCTATACCAGAACGACACAGACTATGATCTACTAATCCTTGATTGGACTCTCCACCCCGGAGAGCACTACGGTCGTGGCCTAGTTGAAGATCACGCTGCTACATTCCATAACATCGACGTGACAAACGAAGCTATCATTGATCTCATGGCAATCATTGCTGACATCAAGTTCTTTGTTCGTCCGGGTTCCCCGCTGTCGCATGACCTAGCTGCCCTTAACTCTGCCCCCCGTGGCACGTACTGGCCCGGTAATGCAGACGACATCAGCATCCCTGAGATGCGTGCTCGTGGCGACCTCAGCACTATGATTGAAGTCGTGGCGCGTTGGGAATCAGAGCTATCGCAAGCGTTCCTTAAATCTACTGTCCGTGACGCAGAGCGCGTTACAGCACAAGAGATTCGTATGGTGGCTAATGAACTAGAGAGCGCCTTCGGTGGTCTGTACTCACAGTTAGCTATGTCGTGGCAACAGAAGGAAGCTGACTACGCTATCAGTAAGGTAGACTTCAGCAAAGAGGTCGGTGATCTCGGTGAGATGTTTGAGGTAGTCGTAACGACTGGTCTTGAATCCCTATCCCGTGAAGGCCAGATCGACAACCTTCGTCTTGCTATCGGCGACCTCCAGATGATGGACGTCGTACCTGATGACATCAAGGGCGCTATCCACCCACTTCGCTTCGCTAAGTTCGTATTCACTAACCGCAGTGTAGACCTCAAGGCATTCCTGAATACTCCAGAGGAGATGCAGGCTAACCAAGAGGCCGCTATGCAGCAGGCTGGTCGTATGGAACAACAAGCAGGACAACAAGAAGTTGCAACCCACGCTGGGAAAGCAGCTATAGATAATCAACAATCGTAGGAGAGAACGATGACCGAAGAAGTAACACCAGTAGTTGAACCCGAAGTTACAGAGGCTGTTGACTTGGATGCAAATCCAGTTGACGGTACTCTAGCCAGCACAGACGCAGGCTATAAAGCCCCCGCAGAGGAGCCTCCAATTGATGAGGCTACTGCAGAGGCTGAGCCTGCTGAAGTGCAGCCAGAGGAAGTAGCTGAAGCCCCTGTATCAGACCGTGATACAACGGTGTGGGGCGACACAGGTTCTGAAGTGGGCAACAGTGTTCTAGGTATGCTAGAGGACTCAGGTGTCAGCACAGACGATGCCAAGGCATTGCTGTTTGATGCAGTCCAGTCAGGTGACATCTCTAAGATTGATGTCGATGCTCTTACCGAAAAGGTAGGCAAGCACGCAGCTAACATTATTCTGTCTGGTACAAAGAACTTCATCGCAGAGAACTCAGCTAACACAGCTAGTATTCTGTCTGAGGTTCACACCACAGCAGGTAGTAAAGATAATTGGGACACAGCTTCGAAGTGGGCCTCGGCTAACATGTCGGAGTCAGTACTCGCGGAGTACCGCCCAATGATTGACAAGGGTGGAGCCGCTGCACGATTCGCAGTCTCTGAAGTCCTTGCAGCTTACAACGCCGATGGTAACAATTCCACCATCGCACCATCAACCCCCCGCGCCGAAGGAACTTCGGTGTCTCCCCCAGCAAGCACAGCGACTACCCGTGCAGAGTACTTCGCCGCTCTTGAAAAGGCTAACCGACGCGGTGCTTCTCAGAAAGAGATCGCCGTAATCCAAGCGGATCGCAATCGCGGTCGTTCCAAGGGCATCTAAGCTCTAAGACTATCCGTAAGCTGAGTGATGAGGATATCCAGTACATCCGTACTGCGTTATCGTCCGCTGTTCGCGGTACACAGCCCGCTCTTGCGCGGCAATTCAACGTAACTCGTCAGACCATAAGTGATTTAGCCAGAGGCAACACATGGTCCGACTACTCTAAGGAGACACCACAATGAGTGGCATTAATATCCCAGCAGACTCCACG